CCCTGCTTGTGGTACGGAGGACATACCTTCCTTTCTGGTAACAGAATTGAGGGTCTCAGTTGACGTTGTCAACAGAACCTCCTGGTCAAAGGGTAGACTGTCTGTCCACCCTCGGACTGAGAAGTCTCTAGCAAGCGGTATGTAAGCTAACACCGTTGAGTACGACATCATCTGTCGTGCCCATTGGCGTGTAGCTGATACTGCCTTAGGTGATCGATCTGGGTAGAATGACTCGAGTCCTTCCATCGGAGGGAAACGGGGCAGGTAACTGACAAGAGTCAGCACCTGAGCCACTCTATTCAGAGCGCCCTTACACGGGTCACCTTTATGGTTTCCTCTCACGAGGAACTTATAGAGGTGCTCCGCTGTAGCTAGAGCCGCGTCGAGCTCATCGGGTAAACCGGTGGCCTCGCACGGCCTAGGAAGGAAGACGAACTTCGAGAGGTCGGGGACCCCTGGAAGTGGACCGCCTTCATAAGGGTCGGACGTTACCAACGTCCAACCCTCATCCGCGCTGTTAAGACTTGGTAACTCACGGTAAGCTACCGTCCCAGCCTTGACTGTACTCATAAACTCGTCGGAGACGAGAATATAGGGTGGTGTTTCGCCGGGACTGAAAGTCCCTTCGAACCAATACCCGAAGTAGTCCTCAAGGACTGGGAAGACAGCTTTGCTGTAAGTTCTCCATGAGACTTCGTCTGGGAGTTCGACTCCCGGAGGAAGACTCACAGGCTTATCCCATGAAGCGAATATCAGCTCCCCAGCTGAGTTCACTCCAAGGGGTAACCCAGAGTCCTTAACATGCTTCTTCCACTCATGCCAGCGCCAAGCGGCGGTTAGGATCGCATCTCGATCATCCTTTATTCTCTCTACGATGAGTCTCATCATAGAGATAGAAAGAATGGTCTCGATGTCCTCCAAAGCCGATCGCGTAACGCGGTCTAAGTGGTTCTCATCTCCATCCAAAACCCTTACCTTATTCTCTAACGAGAGTAAGAAGGGAATTAGCGTGGACTTTCCTCCTGACAATTTGGTCAACGACCGACGAGTCAGGGCGAAGGCACTGATGAGTGCTGCTTGGGCTACACGTCCCAATTTACCCACCTTAAACTCTTTAGTACTTCGAAGATAGTCTCTTCGTCGCAGTAAGAGCCTAAGGAGACGAGCAGTTGTAGGTTTATCACCTATCCAGCCTCTGGAAATAGCCCGAAGGGCCATCTCCAATCGCTGCGAGCAAGTTGTGACCGAGAGTTCCTCTTTGAGGGACATCGGACTAATGTTCTCTTCTCCCAGATAAATCTGAGAGGCGAAAACAAACAACTTGCCTTCTAACGTCTTGCTGTGGGAGATCGGGATTTGTAGAGCCTCGCAAACGTCCTTGTAGCTGGCTGCCACAAGACAGTTACCCGTCACGTTGTCATCACCGAGGACCCTATAACTTGTGAAAGTTTTAGGATCTAACCCTGCCCTCCAAGCTGAGAACAGCTCCAGTGCATGATGCACCAGAGCCATACTTGGCCAAGAGGACAGTGTTCCCATTGGTTGACCTCTGTCGTACCATTGGATGGTACCACGGAGGTTCGGCACGACAAGGGGACGAAAGTCTTTCGTCTCCACTGGGATACGGAATGCACGATCAGTCAGCAGGACTGTCCAAAGTCCTGCTGTTTCTTCGCCTCAGATACCTGAGAAGAGGGCGTGATACAGATCGATGGGGATCATATCTGTTGCGGCCTTAAGGTCTATGCTGTAATGGCATTTGACCTCTTTGGTCTCCAACACATATGTCCGTAGAGCTGCTTCCTGGTCAAAAGTACCATCGGTTGGTAAAACCGACAGTACCGAGGCCATCCAGTCATGGACTGGCTTCATGAGTCTTTGGGTCCAGTAATCGACTATTGCAATAGTCCTTACTTTACCCGCAGCCTCAGGAAGGAATGCAAGTCTCCCAAGATCAGCCTCACGGCTGAAATTCCATCGTTTCACGCCCTTGCGCTTAAGGTCGGTTTGGATACCCTTCGACCGCAACGAGTGTTGTAGTCTTAGGAGATCCTGGCCTTCCCGAGCGTACTCAAGGACCTGACGGAAAAGAGACAAGGTGTGAAAATCCTTTACGTGCTCGGCCCACCTCATGGCGTGGTTGATTGGGACGGAGTCCCAAGCAATCGCATCCATGGGAGCACCTAGTATCGCTACTGGGTGATTAGGGCCGCCACGTACAGGATTATACGGCTTCCCCATCGGAGTCGCACGCAGATCCGGATCCATGATCCAATCCATCCCAGCCTTTTGGGCGTAATTTCTTACGACCTTGGGCCAGAACACATCTCGGCAGAACAGGGTGAATTGCTTCACCATGTCCTGATCAAGTTGTGGACACTTCCCCGTCACGCTGACGAGGTCGTTGTCAGGATGTGGAGCCTCAAGAGCTGAATAACTCTTGAGTAGGGATAACACCATCCGGGTTATCCTCATGTTTCTGGAGCCAAGGGCCCTCCTGAAATACAACGGGAGGATCCTTGGTAATCCACTGCGGGCGAGGCCGACGGGCTCACCTAGGAGAAAGGGATTGACGTTCTGCCTTCCTGCTAACCAGTTATTAGTGAAGAACAGCGTGTTCTTCATTTTCATAACTAGGGCCATCCGGCCCCTTGTTAGCAGGATATTAGTCAGTCGTTTCCCCAACTCGACTAGAGAAGCATTCAACGCCGGTTGAGGCTCAATCTGGCCACCTGACCGTACATTGAGGTCTAAACCCCAGTGTAGGATCAGGGACAACAGGTTTGCACCTGTTGGCGCGACCAGTAGCTGATCTGATCGCAATCCACTGAACGTACTTACAGGCCATCCGGTGAAGGGAGTAATCCCTGTCCGGTCCTTCTTACGAAGGGTTAGCCCGAGTTCCTCTTTAAGTAGGGGAGTTTTGGTTGATTTGGTCGATAAAGTTGCAGTGGATGCGAGCTCGCTAGGTAACTTGGAGTCTCCAGGTCTAGCAAGAACAGACAGTTGAGAGTCTTGACTGACACTCACCCTGACCTGAATCTTGTATTCCTTCTCAGAGAGGTAGAGAATACCTTGCGTGTCCATTGGGTCTACAATGGCATAGTGACCTCCATCTACTTTACTCCAATCTATATTGGGATAGAGTGGGTGGTTAGGTAGCTGTTGGAGGACACTAGACGTGCGGAATGCACGAGAAAGTAGTATGGTCGAAGACCGTAGTATTAGTATCGTCATTTTGTATGTCAGTGTTTTGACTTTTCAGCCACTTTCCTTTTGCTGCCTTGCGGCAGGAGGACAGGCCGGTCCAGGAACCGAGGTTGTCAACCTTGGCGGGATCTTCCCGTCTGGACCCAGGCTGGAATCCAAACAGTCGAGCCCACGACGTCCGAGGTAAGAGGCACCATTGAAACGGTCGTCTCATTCTACTTCCCATAAGTCCGGTTAAACCTTCCCGGGGTCACCCGAGGTGTCATTTGTACACCCAAGGTGGTCCTAAAGGCGTCTCGCCAGGGAATCACGTGGAAAGACTCCACAACCGAGGCTTAACGCTCCCACTTAAGACAAAGAAGGATTCACTTCGGAGTATGGTACTCGCCAGATTACTGCAAAGCGGTAATAGGCTTCCCATTCCTAAATCTTTAAACAGATCTAGCGGATGAGAACGACTGAATCTTGGTTGATTAGACCTGCCACATGCGTCTCACAAGGCATGCGGAACTTGTACCTGTTTTCAGGACGCCTGGACACCCCTCTCGGGGTGTGGCGTTCTTCAAGCGGGTGCGAGCCAAACCGCACCTTACAGCGATGTCGTTGCTGTCTAGAAGCACTAAAGAGTTCCCAAAAAGTTGTAGGTAATCACTCTAAACCTTCTGGGGGGGCCCCGGCGCAAGCCGGGGACG